GGACACCCGGATCCGCCACGGCCAAGACAGCCGGCACGGGCGACACGCTCGACCTGGCCATCCTCGACGAGTACTGGAGCCACAGGGACAGCCGCGCCGAGCTCGGCGTGCGGCCGGCCATGATGACCCGGCCCTGGAAGCAGATGTGGAAGTGCTCGATGGTCCCGGGCCTGTCCCGGGTCCGGCCTGACGAATGGGTGCCGCTGCGCACCGCCATGACCGCCGGCCGCGCCCGGGTGGAGGCGGACATCCGCGAGGGCGTCGCCTACTTCGAGTTCTCCGCCGAGCCAGGGCTCGACCCGGGTGACCCCACCACCTGGTGGTCCTGTATGCCCGCGCTCGGGCAGGGCGAGGTCAGCGAGCGGGTGATCCGGGAGGACTTCGAGAGCTTCCGCAGCGGCGGTCGGCTCGCCGATTTCGAGGCGGAGTACCTCGGCTGGGCACCCAAGGCCAACACGCCGCGCTGGATGGTGGTCCCCGAGCAGACCTGGTCGGACCGCTACGACCCGAACAGCATCCCGTCCGACCCCATCGCGCTGGGCGTGGCGACGATGCCGGACCGGTCGCACACCACGATCGGGCAGGCTGGGCTCCGCCCGGACGGCGACGTGCACCTTGAGGTGGTCGACCGCCGGCCCGGGGTCGACTGGTACCCGGAGCGGCTCATGGAGCTGATCGAGTCGTGGGACGTGTGCGCGATCACGATCAACCCGGCCGGTCCGGAGTCCAGCGGCATCGACGAGGTGGTGGCCCTGATGGAGCGCGCCGGTCACACCATGCCGCTGTTCAAGACCTCGTTGCGCGAGACATGCGCGGCCTCGGCCCGGGTGCTCGACGCCACCGGCGTGCGCGAGCCCGGAGCCGATGAACCGGAGGACCCCACCGGCCTATGGCACATCGGCCAGCCCGAGCTCAACCGCGCGGTCGCCTCCGCCTCGCGTCGGCCGGTCGGCCAGGGCCTGTGGGAGTGGGATTTCTCCGGCCCGACCGACCCGCTGCGCGCGGTCACGGCGGCGTGGTTCGGCGGCGTGCGTACCGACTGGCCGGGCGCCGGGTACGACATCGCGTCGTCCCTGGGCTGATCAGGTCTACGCTGTGCCCCATGACCGGGGATTCCTCAGCCACCGTGTACCTGATCCTGTCGTCCGTCGGGAAGATCTTTGACACCGTGCTGGACGAGGGTGTTGCCGACCACCGGGCGAAGACCGTCGGCGGGCTGGTCGTGCCGCTGACCCCGACGCGTGACTACCGGTCCGCTCCAGGCCAACCCGCCGAGCGCCCCGCGCCGTCCGTCGCACCCTTCCGCGCGGTGCCGGACGTGCAATGACCACCTACCCCGAATCGACCACCGTGCGCACCGTAATGGGCCAGATCGAGATGTCCCTTGAGTCGGCCATGAGGGCCGGGTTGCTAGTCGAGGAAGAGGCGCGCAAGCGAGGCTGGACGCCGACCGTGTTGCCACCGCCCTCCAGGCATGAGCGCCTGCGTTCATGGGTCTACAACCGGCGGATTCGACTCGGATGCTGGCTGGGCAACCGGGTGGCCGGCGTCGCGCTGTGCGACCGTGAGGACTGGTTGTGAGACTCCCGCGGTGGCTCGGTGGCCAGAAGCGCGACTTCCAGGGCATTCCGTGGACCGGGGCGGCTCCGTCCCGCGGGAGCGGTGCCCTGCGTGGCGCGGTCGTGGTCAACGAAGACACTGCGCTGCGGCACTCCGCCGTCTGGGCCTGTCTGCGGCTGCGCGCCGACCTCATGGCGAGCTTCCCCTGCGGCGTGTACCGCAACGTGGACGGCGTCCCGGTCGAGTGGCCGAAGCCGCCGGTCCTGGTCGCCCCCGGCGGCAAGCGCTGGGACTACCGGCACTGGATGTGGGCTACGCAGCATGATCTCGACTCCTGCGGCAACACTATCGGCCTGATCACCGAGGTCAACGCGCTCGGCCTGCCGGCACGCATCGACTTGCAGCCGATCCGGTCGTGCTCGGTGATCCAGCGCAGAGGCATGATCGAGCCGATCTACAAGATCGATGGTCACGAATACCCCGCCGACAAGGTCTGGCACGAGCGGCAGTTCCCAGTCGCCGGCCTGCCGGTGGGCCTGTCGCCGCTGGTCTACGCCGCGTGGAGCATCGGGGAGTACCTCAGCGAGCAGCAGTTCGGCCTCGACTGGTTCGGCGGCATGGCGGTACCCAAGGCCCGGATGAAGAACAAGGCCAAGGTCCTCAAGCCCGACGAGATCAACGTTGCCAAGCAGTGGTACCGCGACGTCGTGCAGAACGGTGACCTGCTGGTGCACGGTAACGACTGGGAATACGACTTCATCCAGGCCCAGGAGGCAGGCATGGCCTGGATCGAGGCTCGCAAGTTCGGCCTGGCCGACGTGGGACGCTACCTCGGCGTCCCGGCGGACCTGATCGACGCGGCGATCTCCGGCGGCGGAACGATCACCTACCAGACCACCCAGCAACGCAACCTGCAATTTCTGATCATGAACATGGCTCCGGCGACCGCCTGGCGGGAGACCGCGCTCTCGACGCTGCTGCCGAGCCCGCGCTACGTCAAGCTCAACACGAACGTGCTGCTGCGGATGGACCCGGCCACCCAGGCGACGGTGCTGCACCAGCGCATCGAAGACCGGACCCTCACGGTGACCGAGGCGCGAGCGCTGTACGAGCTGCCACCCCTGACCGACGCCCAGATTGCGGAGTTCGCCCTGCTCAACGGCGGGGCCGAGAAGACACACGCGATGAAGCTGGCCGAGACGACCCAGAAAATTTACCTCGGCGTCGGTACGGTGCTGACCGCCGACGAGGCGCGCACCATCCTGAACGAGGACGGCGCCGGACTGCCCGTCCCGGGACCGTTCGACGAGACTGCCAAGGCCCCGGCCCCGGTGGCACCGGCGCAGGACGTGGCGAACGTGGTCCGCGACACGCTTGAGCAATGGGTGAGCGGCACCGCGCCGACCTCCCCGGCGCCGATCGGAGGGCACCATGACTGAGCAGCGCGATCGGTTCCACAACCTGATCAAGCGCACGTTGGCCAGGGTCGATGCCGCACATCCGGACCTGAACTACTCGGTCCGAGACCTGTATGCGGAATGGCAGACGCCCTGGTTCGAGGTCCGGTCTGCGGCGAGCAGCGACGGCGAGGCCACCTCGGACACGCCGGACGTGGCCCAGGTCTACATCCTCGACGAGATCGGCGGCTCGCTCGGCGTCCAGGCCAGCAAGCTGGTCAGGGAGATCGACGCCATCACCGAACCGATCATCCACGTGCGGATCAACAGCCCCGGCGGCTCGGTCTTCGACGCTGTCACGATCCACTCCGCCCTGCTCCACCACCCCGCGAAAGTCCGCTCGTACGTGGACGGCCTCGCCGCGTCGGCCGCGACCGTCATCGCCATGGCCGCCGACCCGCTCGACGAGGCCGACGACACGGGCGGCGTGGTGGTGATGCCGGGCGGTCAGATGATGATCCACGACGCGTCGATGATGATCGAGGGCAACCAGGCCGACCTCGACCACGGCGCGACCTTCCTCGGCCGCCAGTCCGACAACGTCGCGCGCCTCTACCAGCGGCGCGCCGGCGGCACGGCCGAGGAGTGGCGGGCCCTCATGCTCGCCGAGACGTGGATGTTCGACGAAGAGGCCGTGGCGATGGGCCTGGCCGACCGCGTCGAGGTTCCGCCACGGGCTCCCGAGCCCCGCCTCGATGAGGCGCTGGCCCGCACCCACGACCTCTCCCGTTTCGCATACCGCGGCCGACGGAACCCCCCGCGTCGCGCCGCGTCCGGCGGCGGTGCGCCCCCAGACCCCCCGGCGCGCACCGCCGACCGGACACCTCCGGACGATTCCGGACGCCGGACGGGTGGTCAGGTCATACAGGCGCTCACCGACCCGACGACGCGCAAGGCTCGCGCCATCGAGGCGGGCGAGCTCATCCCGTCCGATCCCAAGTCGGCGTACCGCGCGGCCGCGCAGCAGCGTGGCGAGGGTGCCGAGCGGCGCGCGCACGCGCTGGCCCAGGGCGACAGTCGCCTGCCCGTGCTCAACACCTCGCCGCGCTACCAGTCGCAGTTGCGCGTGGTCCGCGCCGAGCTGCCCGCAGAAGCCGGTCGCGCGCGGCTCCAGTCGTTCCCCGGCCGGCTGGCCCGTTCCGGCACCGTGAAGCGCAACGGCCGCGAGCTGATCCACCTCAACGGCTACGCCACGGTGTTCAACGTGCTGTACGACATGTGGGACAGCTTCGGGCCGTACAAGGAGAACACCGCGAGCGGATCGGCGGATCGCACCCTTGCCTCGTCGCCGGATGTGGCCTTCCTGACCAATCACCTCGGCGTGACCATGGCCCGGACCAAGGCCGGCACGCTCGACCTCGCCGCCGACGAGACCGGCCTGTCCGACGACCCGTATCTGAACCCCGACCGGGCCGATGTCCAGCTGCTCATGCACGCGATCGACGACGGCTCGATCGATGAGCAGTCCTTCGCCTTCATGATCGATGAGGGTTGGTGGAACGACAGCTTCGAGGTGTTCACGATCGAGCGGTTCGACATCGACCGCGGCGATGTCAGCGCGGTGAACTTCGGTGCCAACCCGTACACCTCGATCCATGCCCGCGGCCAGCAGCTCATCGCGGACTTGGACCGGCTGCCGCTTACCCTCGCCCGGGCGGCCGTCGACCGGCTGACCCGTCGGACCGACCTGTCCGAGCTCCGTGCGGCTTGGACCCGGCAAGAGGTGGCGGCCCCGCCCGCCCCGTGCCCGGAGTGCGGCGCGGACAACCCGGCCGGCGCCACCTCGTGTGGGCGATGCCAGGCGGACATGGCCACCCCGGGTGAGCTCGAACCGGCGGCCGCTACGCCGCACCGATCCGCCTCCAAGGTGATGGGGCGTACTATCTCGCAGGTAGAGGCGATGATCGGTCGTCTCGACGACTGATCGCCATTCAGAGCGGCCAGGACGGGCAGTCAGACCCGGGCGTCAGCACACGGCTCACGCGAGCCACGCCGGGCGGTCAGACCCGAACGTGACGTCGTAGGGCGTACCGGCGCTCAGACCGGAGCCACCTACGTGCGCGGAGCAGGCATTCATCCTGCGACGTGAGGACCCTCCATGGCCCCGAACATCGACGATCTCATCATGTCGATCGAGATCGAAGAGGAGCAGACCAAGAAGCGCGTAGCGCGGGCCAGCTCCGAGATGACCACCATTCTCGCGAAGGCCAAGAACGAGGGCCGAGCGACGCTGACGATGGAAGAAGACGAGGACATCGAGCAGGCGTTCAAGACCCAAGAACGCGCCAAGGCCGAGCTGAAGGGCATCGCCGGCAAGCTCGAGAAGGCCCGCCGGATCAAGACCCAGGAGGAGTCCAACGACTTCGCCCTGCTCGAGCGGCACGCCGACCCCGCGACCGCCGACAGCCGCAAGCCCGCCTACGACCGGGTTGCGCGCGTCGGCCAGGAGGAGCGGACCTACAACCCGCGTTTCGACCGCTCCGGCGGCAAGTTCCTCCAGGACGTGACCCAGCAGTTCCTGTACCGCTCCCTCGAGGCCGAGCAGCGGCTCAGCCGGCACATGCAGGAGGAGCGCGTCGAGCGCGGCCAGTACCTCCAGCGCGCAGCGGGTGACGCCAACACCGGCGCGTTCGCCGGTCTGACGGTCCCGCAGTACCTCACCGACATGTACGCGCCGAAGGTCGCCGCGCTCCGGCCGTTCGCCGACCAGTGCAACCACCACGACCTGCCGGCCAACGGCATGACCATCAACATCTCGCTGATCACCACCGGCACCTCGGTGGGCCTCCAGGCGACGGAGCTTGCCGCCGCGTCGGCCACGTCGATCGACGACACGCTGCTCACGGAGAACGTGCAGACGGCATCGGGTCAGCAGCTGCTCTCCCGCCAGGCCATCGACCGCGGTACCGGGGTCGAAGACGTGGTGATGGACGACCTCTTCCGCCGCTACGCGACCATGCTCGACTCGACGCTGATCAACCAGGCGACGACCGGGCTCGCCGCGCAGGGCACCACGCAGTCCTACACCGCCGCGGCCACCGGCCCGGGTACCTATTCCCAGCTGATCGCCGGCGCGTCCACCGTCGAGTCCATCCTGCTCGGCTGGGCACAGCCGGACCTCGTGGTCATGCACCCCCGGCGCTGGTACTCGCTGCTTTCCGCGGTCACCGCCTCGTGGCCGATGATCGCCGGGTCCTTCACCGGCGCGCCCCCGGTCAACGCGACCGGTATCGCCGAGGGGACCGGCTACGCCAAGGGGCTCCGCGGCCGGCTGGCCAACGGCCTCGGCGTGTGTGTGGACGCCAACGTCACCACCACCGCCCTCGCCGCCGCCCTGACAGGTGGCACCCAGGATCAGATCTACGTGGTGCCGACCCAGGAGTGTCACCTCTGGGAAGACCCGAACGCGCCGGTCTTCATCCGGGCCGAGCAGCCCGCCGCGGCAAACCTCGGTGTGCTGCTGGTGCTCTACGGGTACTTCGCGTACACCTTCCGCCGCTTCCCGGGCTCGATCGTCAACATCAACGGCGCCGCGTTGGTGCCGCCGACGTTCAGCGGCAGCTGATCCCGGACCGGCGAGCTACTTCCTAGGAGAGGCACATGGCATCAGACAGCAAGTCGACCGGGCCGACCAAGGCCAGCGCGACCAAGGCCACCATCCCGCACGACCAGCAGAACACCGACCGCGGCCCGGTCGACCAGGTCACCCCGACCGAGGAATCCCCGAGTATCGCCGCGCAGTCCGTGGCGCAGCCTGAGCGGGCCGACCTCGCGGCAAAGGATCTCCTGCTCAATGACCCGGACGTGATGAACAACCCGGTCACGGAGACCGGCGTCGACCCGGAGCACCCGGAGCGGCACCCGATCCCGGAGAAGACAGCCGGGCAGTCCCGCGACCCGTTCAACGACCCGACCGACGCACCGGAAGCGAGGGCGCACGCCTTGGCGAAGCACCTGGACGCGACGGTACGCACCACCGGGCAGGACCACTTCGACGCCGCGCTCGGCGTGGCACAGGGGTGGGCCGAGGGCCGCGAGGAAGAGGCCAAGGACGCCGAGCGTAAGGCGGCGGCCGAGCAGCGTGCGGCGAGCAAGTCCAGCGGCTCGGCACCCGAGGGCCGTTCCAGCTCGTCCGGCCAGAGCAAGACCTGAGATAGGGGTTCCAGGTGGGCACCTTGACGACCGCGACGACGACCACGCAGGTTCGCCCGTGGCCGGCGGGTGGCGCCTGGAACAACGTCACCCAGGTCCTCAGCCAGAAGTGGGCAGCGAAGGGCACGGTCTTCGGGGTGACCCTCCCGCCGGGCGCCGCGCAGACCGCCCTTCGCGCGCTGGACATGTGGATGGACGCCGGCGGAGTCGGCACCTCGGCCATCTCCGCTCAGCAGATCGCGCACGGCGTCGGCTTGGAGATCCAGGAGTCGGCGACCCTTGCGACCGGTGCTGTCGGCAACGGCGTGACGACCAACGTGCTGGACCGGGGCGTGTCGGCCACCCCGACCGGTTCGACCGCGCAGGTCTCGATCGTGACCACGATCGGCGCCACGCCGACGGCGACCTACCAGGTCGAGGGATCGCTCGACGGCACTGCGTGGAACCCGCTCAGCACCGCCGACTCCGGCACGCCGACGGTCTTTTCCACGGGCACCTTCGTGATCACCACGGCGACCACCACGGTCAGGATCGTCGATCCGGCCGCGGCCTGGCGCTTCATCCGGGTGACGGTCAGCGCCAACACCAACGTGACCAGCACGATCACCGCGACGCTGGGCTGAGCCGATGGCCCTCATTCGGACCCTGCGCACCGCGAAGGTCACGCTCACCCGGACGTTCAGCGTGGATGAGACGCCGACCGCGGCCACCGGTACCGTGTCGGTCGCCGTGACCCGGCTCGACGGCACGGCGGTCGAGTCCGGCAACGCCACCCTCGACCCCGCCACGCAGTCCTACTCGTACGTCTTCCAGGGCCGCGACGTGCTCGACGAGTTGATAGCGACCTGGACGGCCACAGTCTCCGGGGACGCCATCGTGCTCGACAGCGACCACATCCAGGTCGCCGGCGGCTACTTCTTCAGCCTCGCCGAGGGCCGCGGGG